GATAAAATCGGCCGTAGCAGAAGTGATCAACGACATTGGGATAGGCAACGACGTTCTTATTACCAAGCTTTATGCCCCGTCGTATTTGAATGGAACAGATCCTGGAAAAACTTACGATGTGGTTACCTTGAGAATTAAGAAAAACGCCGGCGCTTTTGGTACCTCAAACATTGACATAGCGTTTAATGAAAATGCTTTTTGCGATCCTGACGTGGACGTAACGGTGATCGTCACATGACGGTTAACGATTATTTGAACCTTATAACTTCGGCTTATCGTTCGGCTCCGAAGTTTACGGCCATGGTCGAAGCAGACGTGTCGGTTCAGGTGCGTGTCCAGGACCTAGTTTCCTCGATGATTCCACTTTTTGATGTGGACGCAGCCGTTGGTGGCCAGCTTGATATCATAGGTGAGTGGGTTGGGGTTTCCAGAAATGTAAACATCCCAATTGAGAACGTTTACTTTACGTGGGACGGGGATTACACGCTTGGCTGGGAATACGGTGTTTGGCAAGGTGATTTGACACCTACCGCTGTAACCGTGCTTCCAGACGACGCTTACAGAAGGCTAATAAAGGCTCGGATAGCCGCGAACAAGTGGGACGGCACAACAGACGGCGCCTATGCTGTTTGGGATTCGGTTTTTACAGAATACACGATTTTAATTCAGGATTACCAAGACATGTCCTATAGCCTGGCAATTGTTGGCGGGATTGTGGATTCGTTGACTCTTGCGCTGCTTCGTGGGGGATATCTACCGTTGAAGCCAGAAGGCGTTCGGATTAATGAATACCTGGTTCCGGTTGATGACAGTACTTTGTTTGGCTGGGACGTGGAATCGGATTATTTGGCGGGCTGGGACGATGGTTCCTGGGCTCGGGAACTTTCACCGACCATATGATTTTAAAAGGGGTTTAAAAAATGGCTACTAATAATTTCCTTCAGTTTTGTCCGACTGACAGCGGAACAAATTTGCTTACGCAGTCCGAATACGCTGCCGACGCCGATAGAACGGTCGGTAACCAACCCGGTGTTGCCAGATCAAAACTTGTAAACAAGGCGATGCGCCAATCGGCTACCATCACGTCTCAGCTGGCCCAATACGTAGCTGACACGACCGGTTCTAACATGATCGACGACGGAACAACGCCCTCGATTTACGGTGCGCTCGAAGCTTCTCTAAAATTTTTATCCCCAATCATTTCAACATTCACGGCTAGTGGAACGTGGACCAGAAGCGTGGTGTTTTTTATCACTTCTGGAAGTGCCACTGCTGGTGCCACCTACACTAATAATAGCGTGACCTTTACTGTTGCCGCTACGGTTTCCGGTTCTACGGTAGTACGCATGACGGGCAACGGTTCTCCGACGGCATCAGGTACGCTTACCAAAGCTTCTGGAACTGGCGATGCTACGCTTACGTTCCATGCGGTCAGGGTACCGATTGCCCTCAAAGTAACCATTACGGGCGGCGGCGGGGGCGGCGGAACGTCTGCTACAACAACCGCAGGCCAGACTTCGGCGGGTTCGGGCGGTTCGGCTGGTGGGACCTGCATAAAAACGTTCACAAGCGGGTTTGGGACCCAGCAAACTGTAACCGTCGGTACTGGCGGTGCGTCTGCATCGGCAGGAAACAATTCAACATTTGGAGCGTTGCTGACGGCAAACGGTGGCGCCGCGGGCGGGAACAATAGTGCCCTGACTACTTCACGAGGTGTGAACGGCGTGGCGGGTGGTACGGCTACAGGCGGGGACTTGAACCTGGCAGGCGGTGATAGCGGTTCTTCGATGAACATTGGCGGCGCTGCGGCGATATCTGGTTTTGGCGGTGGAAGTTATTGGGGCGGGGGCGCGTTTGGCGTTACCGTTACAACCGGTAGTTTTGTAGGCCAAGCAGCTGCCGCTTACGGTGCAGGTGGTTCGGGCGGTGCAAACGGAACGGCGGGGCAGGCTGGTACCGCCGGAGGCGCTGGAAAAGACGGCGTTTGTATAGTGGAAGAGTTGTTCCAGTAGCCGGGAGTTAATTTTTACGGAGGAGGGGCCGTGAAAATCACAGAACAAAGCGTGGTCTCGCTTGGACTTTGTGTTGTTTTATGCGGGGTTTCTTGGCGGACTAGCAAGATAGAGTCTAAGGCCGAGGCAGCGAGCGTTTTGGCCGCTGGTATAAGGGAAGACATTTCAGCGCTTAATAGGTTTCTAAACGATCGCCGAGATTTAAACGACGAGCGCCTTGAGAAAATCAACGAGGCCATAAATCAATTACGTGTTGATGTGGCCAGCCTTAAAAGAGGACTTCTTGGCCGCTAGGCGGCTAGGTTTTAAAGCTGCCGCGCGATATTCTGGCCCTAGGGGAGGGTTTTAATCGCCCATGAGACAAAAACAACTACACATACACTCATTAAAACGTGCTGAAGTCGTATTTACTATAATTTTTTATTCTCTTTTAACATTAGCTTTTTTGTACGCGATTGGTGCGTTTGCACAGAGCGCGCCCGGCTTGGACCCAAGCTTTCCAGTAATTGCCCCCCCAAAGGGCCTTGAATGGCTTGTGCCGTTTCTTCAGTGGGTTGGTTCGTTGCCAAAAATTGGGCCTTTTATTGTGGGCGTTATGAAATACGTGGGTGCAGCAGCTGCGGTATTTACTGCTATCAGTGTAGCCGTGACAACGGTTTTAAGGGTTCCTGCGCTAATTGCTCGTTGGGCTGGCGCGGTCGAGCTTGCTGGAAAAATAGAAGCGTTCCATTTAAAAATTAAACCTTGGTTAGATTACCTTTCTATTTTCAACGCTCAGAAAAAGTAAATAAGCAACGGCGCCGTGAATAAGTTCATTGTCGCCTTTTGGGTTCTGCTTTTTGTGGCAAGTGTTGGTTGCGCGCCTCGCGGTTTAAAAATTGATCCTTCGCCGGGCTCCGTGGAATCCGGAGACATGGCTTTAATAAACTCCCTTGCGGACGGCCCCTGTAAGAGCTTGCCTGGACAAGGGGCTGATGTTTGTAGGTTTCGCGATGGAAGCCCCGTTCAAAGTGTTTGGCGACTTGTGTTACCAAGCGGTGCGCACATCATAAGTGCCGAGGTTGCGGTTTATTTTAAAGACACCTCAAAAACATTTTCTCTGCAGGGGCCGGTATTGGAAGTGCCGTTAAAGGACCTTGTTGGTCACGAATTTTGGCAAAAAGATGACACCGGTGCAGCCACGGCGCTGGCAACGGTCAAGTTTAAGGCCGAAGACGGCACAGAGCGCGTAGCCGTGGCCGAGGGCTTAGCTATTATTTTAGTTTTAAAGCCGGGGTACGATCCGCTACCCCTAGATTCTCAGGTGGGTTTCCCAGGCACGCTTTGCGAAGTGGTGTATTCTAGCTCTGGGAGAAGTTCTCTGGCTTGCGGGGTGAGGTGAAGGTTAGTGAACGTGTTAAAGGAGCTTTTCAAATTTTTAGCTTCTATAATTGGGATTTTGGCGGCTTGGTACATGCGCCATTCGCTTGACCGTTACATACAAATATATCTTGATTGGCTTGCGAAAATCAAAATATCAGACGCAAAGAAGAAAGCCGAATCCGATTCTCAAAAGTTCACTCTCAGCATTAGGAACGGCCGCCCAGGTGAGTAATTGGTGGCCATGGCCTGAATTCAAGGCCACCACCTTTATCGAAGGTTACAACGACGATTGGAAACGCCGAAAAAATAGGCGATATAAGGTTCTGAAATCAGGCGTTCACGTTGCTGATGTGTTTGCCCCGACGGACTTGGAAGCGATGGCCTTTGCTAAGACTTTTTTTAATCCTCTTGGATGGCCGGTCGAGGTCGAACGGGCCAGTGGCGTTGGAAAGGGTCGCGGAGGCGGCCTCCCCCGTGGTCCTAAGATCAAAAGCAACAATGGCGTTGCTGAGGTCGAGGATCGCATCATGGCCGAGCAAACAGGCATATGCGATGACGTTCTCGATACGGGGACTCATGGTTCCGGATTCGATGTTATGCAAAGTTGATTTTGCCATTTTTAATTTTCGTACTGCTTGGTTTAAAGAAATTCCAGCCCGCACTCGATAACGTTTTAAGTTACGGCCAATTTGTTTCCTGAATGAATTAAGTTCGCTTTGTCTCATTTGCCGAACGAATCTAATCCTAACGTGCTCAACTGTCGAACGGGGTTAGGTACCCAATTACATGTAAATTTCCGTATTGTCCTCGAGGCCCACGCTCGTGAATGGCAACCTGACCGCCGTTTCTGGTGGTGGGATCGTCATCTGACGTGTTTCCTTCTATACACGCGTGAGTGCCGTCATTGTTTATTGGTCCTACAATTCCGCAATGGCCAAACGAGGAATTCCCGTGCTGCATAAGACAAATATCACCTACCCTTGGTTCCTTATGAAGCCTTCCGTGGTTTTTAGAAACCATCGACATAACCGAAGCATCTAAGAAAGCGGTAATCTTAACGCCCCATTTTGCTGCAGTTTTTTTCACCCTGTACATCACCCAAGTGGCACACCACGGTGAACCGTGTGGCACTCCTGCTGCGTCGTTTAGCATGTCTACAAAAGGCCCCCTATTGCTTCCGGTTTCTGCCTTACCGAGGTCTTCCTCTTTTGCGGCTAGGTAAAGATCCTCTAGCGCGTTTTTTGGATCTTTCGGTGAAACTGGGCCTATATGGCTGTTTTTGTTTAGATTACCCATGGTTGTTTAAAGCTCCCCGCAAATTTCTGGCTTGCTTTTGACTGCTTCTCGAATGGCGGTAAACATTGCCCTGCATTCTGGGGCAAATTCCGCTTCTTTACGTTTTAGTGGGCCATAATGTGATTTTAGATTGCGAATAACGATTGCCGCAAACTCGGCGGCAAACGCCGGGCACGTGCGACTTAGCTCTTGAAATTTCCTACCATCACCAGACCCATAAAGCGGCCCCTGTTTGGCGCAGTAACTTTGTGAAACGCCTTCCTTCCAGAGGTCTAAAAAACAGCCTTTACCGTTTTGGTATTCTTTGAACAGGGGAATCAGGGATGGGTCGGCGCTACGCGCATTCCAAGAAGTTTGGAAAGGCCCTGCTTCGGCGGTTTCGGAAGAAGTATTACCCGCGCCGCGATCCCTTCCACAGCAATATCTGCCGTCGCTTTCCCTTAGTCCAAGGCCAAACAGTAGCGTGTAGGTGTCTACAAGTTTGTCGGAACCGCTAGTAATGCCGTAAAAAGTTAAAGCATCCTGTGCGTGAGTGCCGAGCGCTTCCCTGGCGGAGGTTCTTTTTTTACAAAAGCTTTTGGTAAAGGCTGCGGCCATTCCCTTAACGTATCCCTGAATTGGTCGGCCCTTACCGGTGAAACCGTGCTTTGCACAGGACGAAGCACCAGCAAAATCTAAGACGTCTTTTAAAGCGCTGGCCGTTGGGCGTGTTGGTATTTTGGGCTCAATTTTTGGCGGGGGCGCCTTAGAAGCAAATCCCCAAGCGATTAAAACATAGCCGGCTAAAAAAAACGCAGCTGCGGAAAGTTGTAATTTTTTCATCTTTATAGGCCCCCTCGCGGTTAATTACTGCGAACCCATCTTAGCAGCACGGGGCATTGGGTCCAGCCGTTGTCGCTGAGCCATTTGCGCACTGTAGGGTATTTTTCCGCAAAGCGCGTGAGGCCGATAAAATGAACTTCGCTATGGGCCTCGCGGGAAAGGGGCATTAGATTCCACGGTTCATCGCCGCCACCTGCGCCACGCGTCTTAACGTGATGTAAGTCTGGAAGTGCTTTCCCAGTCACTAGACAGCGAAGAATTTTAGATGTGTATTTCCCTCGTCCCATGTTTATTGTTATAAAAAACCGAACGCGTAACTACAAGGAAAGGGGCGTAAAACCTTTATGTCTATGACAGTTGAAAATATCAAAGCTCAAGTGGCCACAATACCCATGAAGGAGCTTTTGGCGGTTTGGGTTGGTGAAGATGGTTCCATTCATATTAATCATTCGGACATGCCGGTGCCGGTGTTTTGCATGATGAAAGAAGTAATTGGACTTGCTATTATTCGGGCTTTAACACCAGCGCCGAAACCTACGAATAAAAACGGGATTGTCACCCCACTCAACCCATTCGTTCAATCAAAGTAAGGGGAAAGCTCCGTGAAGCTCAAAGAAATTCGGGACGAAATCTGGGGGACGCTCAAGGACCTAAAGGAGAGGAAGATTAGCCCCGAATTAGCGATGGAATTTTTTGTTGGTTGTAACACGATTGCAAAATTCATCAGGCTAGAGCTGGATGCAGAAATTCAAGTAAAAAAATAAACAACGATGGGACGATAGAACATAGCGTGGAGGGTACGAGCGGGGGCAAGGTCTTTAAAAGTTGGGCTCGTCCCAGGGGTTTTAGCTTTTCGGTTTTCCCCGATTGTACAAGCCCATGCCCGCCTTAAAACTGTGTGGAGCCGAGCAGGGTATCGTACCTATCGGCCGTTGTTCATCGGGCGAAAAATAGCTTCTCTTCCTTCGATTATGATTCCAGCGCCCAGAACGGGCTTATTTTTAAACTTAAGTCCGTAACGGAAGGCGTATTTTTGTTCGTCGCCGAGCCACCCAACGTTAAAACCAAAAATCTGATCAAATTTGGTGGCCGAATACTGAACGCCTGCGAAGCTGTGGATGTGTCCAATTACGGTTGATTTTCGGTTTCCGAGTGCGGCTTTAAGGGCGCCGTCTTTGCCGGTGTGACCCTCTCCGTGTTCGTACACAACGCCGTCAAAAATCCAATCGGCTGACCAACGCCACTCGTCCGGTGCTTCCATGAATTCGCGGTAAGCTTTTAGGTAAGCTTTTGGTATTCCTGATTTAAAAGCTCGTTTAAATGGTCGTTCCCCGTGATTTGAAGTGCAAACGTGCACGTTGGGGAATAATTTGTAAAGCGATTTCAGTTGGGCCACCATGGCTTTATGTTCATCGCCTGGTGACATACCATCGGGATCGGGGTCCCAGTCTCCAAGAGCGTGTTGATCGCCTTCGTCACCCAGGTGGACAATTACGTTTGGGCGATATTCTTTTTTCAGGTCGGACAGAAAGTCGACCGCTCCCGGGTTCATGAAAGGAGCGTGGGTGTCTGGGATCGCTAAAACGATCGACAAATAAAAAGTCTCCCCTTAGTATTCAGTGTGAGGTGGAAGTAGAAAAATGCAAGAAGCACAGCGCGATGAACCGGCGGTGGAGAAACTTTATCGAGTTGCATTTTTTATTGCCGGCCTTCCGAAGCGTTTTAACCAAAGCCCTGGAGCAAGTTGGCGCGCGCGTTATGGAGTTGCAAAAAAGTGGCAAGCCTTTGTGGCCACGGCTCTAGTGATTAACGGTGGGGCGCCCAAAAAACCCCTTCGGAAAGCCCGAATTACTTTTGTGAGGCATTCTTCGGTTGCGCCTGATTATGACGGCCTAGTGCAGAGTTTTAAGCCAGTGATGGATGCCTTAAAAAAATGCAAGGTAATCGAAGATGATTCCATGGAGCACGTTGGGGCGCCTGTTTATGGGTGGCGCAAGGCGCCTCGCGGTGCGGGTAGAATTTGGGTGGAAGTTATTGGCGTCGAAGATTAAAGCTCCACGCCTCGGGATTTTAAAATTTCCAAAACAAATTCTTTGTCTGGATCGTTTAGGCCGTTTACAAAGCTCATAAGGAAGGTGGTTTCAAAGCCTTCCACGCAATCTCTGCAAAAAAATACTGATTAGCTCTTCTACGTTAGAATCAGAGTCGATGGCTTTGTTGCAATTAGCACAGTAAACGATGCTCATAACGGCTCCTTTGTGAGGTTTATTTTAAAATCTACGCAATCGAGTTCTGCGGAGGTTTCTGTGCAGGTGACTGGTTTGGCGGCCCCGAGATTGAACACGCCGGTGATTTCTTGCGCAGGGATGTTTGCAGCGAGGCCTACGGAAATTTCTCGTGGAACAGCAAGTAAGTCGCTTGGACACCCGCCCGAGCAAGGCCCCCAAGAGTTCTCCGTGCCGCCGATTCCCCAGTACGTATAATTGAATGGGCCGTAATTACGTCCGTTAGCGCGCCATTGCAGCGTTTTAAGGCCATCGTCCCAGCAATAAGTTTTTGTGAGGTATTGCACACAGGAGCCCGTGGCAGTCATTTTTTTGTAGGGCCAGCCGTTAACCGGGGCACTGGTTTCGGTAAGGCTGTAATAAACGAGATTTATGGTTTGCGTGTTGGTTTGGTTGGTGCCGGTGTGGTTATTATTACCGCCACTGCTTCCGGTGGGTTCTTGTTGGTCACCGCCTGCCGTGCCTGTGGTGTTGGCAGGTTCGGTACCCGCTGGGGATTGGCACCCTGACACTGCAAGCGCGGTAGTCGCGGCAGCTAGCACTGCAATTGTGGTAGATAAAAATTTTTTCATTTTCAGTCCTCCTTTTTGGCGGCTTCCCTAGCGGCGGCCCCGGTAAGCTCCATCATGGAGGTCCAGTTTTTAGGTTTTTGGTTATTGTCAAGGAACCAACGATTAATTGCGGATTCAAATTCGTGTGGATCGGCTTTCGCGTTTCGTATAATGAAGTCGCGGCAGGCCCAGCGTTCGGATGCGGAAAGTTTTTTATAAACTTTGTTAAACCAAGGGTGTTCGCTGAGGCGTTCAAAAGCGAGAAGTCTTTTGTAGCTCATGCGGCCCCCTGGTTTTGAGAATTTTAACCACCGGGTATTGAATTTTCTGAATAAGGCGTTTTTTTCGTAAATTGCGGACCATTTTGGGAAGGGCTTGTTCTAGGCGGCCAATGGAAATAGTTTCACGTGAAACAACGCTAACATCCACAAAAAGGGGTCCTTCTTGGTGAGGCCCTTTTTTGATAAGCCTGGTGCGGATCTCTTCGAGGCGGTGCTCAAGCTCCACCAGGGCGTTTTTAAGCTCCAAATAGGCCTGCGCATCCGTTTTAGATTTAGGCTTCATCCCTGGCCTCCTGGTGAGTTTTAATCAAGGATTTGAGGTCCGCGGCAAGGGCCTCTAAGCGCCCGATGTCTTCCGCGTGATTTAAAAGCTTTGCACGGTCTAGGTCTGCGAGCGCGGTAATAAGGCTTTGTTGCAGCGACCAGATTATCAGCTGCCTTTGGCCTTTGGATAGGTCCATTGTGGCGGGTCCCCTTCGATTTCAGCCCCCGCCTTGGTGCCGTTTGTTTTTTCGTCCCCTGATATAATCAGGGTGCCTCCGATGGACAGGCCAGACAAGGAAATTCCTCTAAATGACCTGATTTATAGGGCTTCATTTTACGTATTTTTTAAAGCTTTTCAGCGGATAAAAGACTAGGGAGTTTCGGTACCCACCCGGCTTGGTGGGGACTATTGGGGTAACACCGTGAACGTTTCTCCACGCCGGGTACACCAGCATGGAATCATCACAGCTGTCCACAGTGAGGCCGTAATCTGGAACGGTGGTGTTGCCGCCTGTGGCGTTATGTTTTTTTGCAATAATTACGTTTACGCAGCCCTCCAGGTTGGCGGCGTCGCGGTGAAAGGCCGCGCTGATATTGAAGTTGCTGATGGAGCTAGTAAACAAGCGCCCGAAACGGAATTCTGGCGGGCAGTTGTTACGAATGGCAGCTTCTTGGAACGCGAAAGTTTTTGGAAGTAGCTCGCGGATGAGTTCTTCGGATTCGCGGGCCAGCAACAACATCGCGCGAATAAAATTTTGTGCTGATTTGTGTTGATGGACCGAGCTAATGCACGGGTAATCGCGCCGCATATGGGGCTTGGGGGGCACGGCGCCAATAATTGTGCTGTATTGGCTGACGTTCAAATAGGCTTTTTGCCCGTCGACTTCGATGGGTTTTTTGCGGTTCATTACAGACTTAGGAACACGGTCACTTAGGAGCTCGGCATTGGCAATGGCGGCCAAATTACAAAGCTTTGCAGGAAGTTTTTTTAGGTAAAAACCAATCGGTTCACCCCCTAGGTCGGGGTCAATAAACATGGCGTCCTCACTGAGGTTGGGGGCGATATGTCCGCAGTGGTCCCCAATTTGCACCGTATGAGGGATGGTTTTTAGGATAATTTCTTTCATGGTTACTTCCCCAGTTCGTATCCTAGGACTTTGCGAGCAATTTTTATATTTGCATCGGCGCCAAAAATCCTTACATGCGTGCCTGCGGGCCACCCTGGCTTTGGGGCAATTTTCACAAGTGGATGGTACTTCTTGGCTAGGTAAAGACATTCCTTGCGCCGGAGCTCGAGACGTTCTTCTTGCGTGCCGAACCCCCCTGCCGTGTACCTTTTAAAAGTGGGAAGAATCCAATTACAAACAAGCACGTTGCCGTGTCGGCAAAGATTCTCTGCGGTCCAGGCGACGTCGTCAATTAGTTGTGCGTTGAGGTCGAATTGGTAGTGGGCTTTTTTCAGTAGCCAGAATCTACCATCGGCGAGGCCGCGCGTGGTGAACTTGTTTTGCAATCCAAGCGGGTTGTCGTGAAGTTTAAACCCAACCAGGTGAATGTTGTTGTCTTCGGCCAGTTGGATGAGCTTGGGGAAGCAGCTGAACATTTCGGTAAGGGTGGAGGTTTTTTTATGGTTTAGCCGGTAGCTTTCTTGATTGTCGTAATTCACGGGGATTTTTTTCGACTGGCTAACGATGAATTCCTTAGGATACATGCGCACGTGTTGAAAGTCGTCACACATGAACACGGTCCATTCGCCTTTTTTAACCTCGCTAAGCGCGGCGTTGCGTTGGTTGGCTAGGCCCTTGGGCTGTCCGGTGACGAGGATGTTCTTACGATCGGCAGTGCAACCAGCAATAAATTTATCGGCGTCTTCCGCAGAATGACATAGCACGGTATGGGGAATTCCCTCGGCGCTGAGGGCGTTGGCCGTGGTGGCGGTCGTGAAGCGGTTGTAGAAAAAAGTGAAGACGCGCATAGGTCTGGGTTATTTAGTGCCGGCCTCGTGTTCGGCGCGTTTTTTCTGCAAAAATTCTAGTACAAGACCCCCCACGTAAGCATCTTGATCGCGCCAGTAGCGGACGGCTTCCTTAGCCTGTTCGAAGTCTTCGGGCCGGAATTCAATTTGCAGCGCCTTGCGAATGCCACTGGCCATGATTTGGATTTTGTCGTCCACGGCTGCGCCGTCTAGGGCCGAGTAATCGATTTCTTTAGGGGGTTCGTAAGTGAACATGTCCTCGAGTTCTTTTTGATCAAAGCCTGTAAGTTCCATGTCAAAGGCCCCGGTGTCTAGCTCTAAGGCGAGGTCTTTGAGCAGTGCCCAATCCCAGTCGCCGGCTCCTTTGTTGGCAGCGATGGCCGCTGCGGCGTGCTGCTGCTTATTCCATTGCACTTCGCGGTAGGCGTATTTTTCACCGTCCTGGGTGATGGCCCAGCCAACGGCAGTAGTCCCTTGCGGTGTGGGCTTTGGGAAGCGCTCGGTGATTTCAATGGTGGCTTGACTGAGAACGTCGCTACGTTGGTGGCCTCCGACCAATTGCTTGAGTTTGGTGTTGTAAACAATGCCGCTGAGGTCACCAAAGGCGTCCAGTGTTTTTTTTAGGATACGGGCTTTTTCTGCGGTAATTCTTCTCGGGTTAAGGGACCATTTTTCTAGTTCGGCTATTCTAGTTTTTTTGCTCAAGGTGGGCGCCCTTTCTGTGTAAGTAATTACAACAAGCGTTCTTGCGTTAAGTAGCCCTTACCCTTGCAATGTGGGCACGGGCTTTTTTTGGCTTTAGCAAACGCCTGGGAAGGGCATCAACAGCGCGCCAAGCTATTACGGTCGTTCCCGTGACGGGACACTTCTTCTTGCCGGCTTCGCGTGCGACGCCCATGTCGCGGAGCTCGCCCAGACGCGTGGTGATGTTGCTGTGGGTTGGGTTACGCTTTTGATCCCGCATGAAGTAATACAGCTCTGCGGCGCTTGGGGCGTGGCCGTTGTCTGTGGCGGTGACCAGGGCCTCGTAGACTTGGAACCTGACCCTTGAGAGCAGGCCATTTTCTTTGATGGTGTTGAAGGCCGCTATGCTTGTTTCCCTGACTGTCATTTTGGGCCTTCCGTTTCTGTTTTAAGCTCCAAAAGCTTTTTAACGCCAAAGCTGCTTTCGGAGATTTGTTGTCTTTCAGTGCTATGGTTCAAGAAGTTTTTTTCGTTCAGCCTTCCAGCTTTGTGCATCTCGAAAATCGCTTCAATCTGCCCACGGAGCTGTGCTTTGAAAATTCCGGCGTCCATTTCCCAGTAATTGTCGTGTAGGATTTTCCAACCGCCGGACCGCCTTACCACCTCCACGGCGACGTCTCCCAACTCGGCCCTAAGTGCGTCCACGAAGGTCTTGTGTGGCACGTAACCGCCTTCCCACTCCCACGTGTATCCCTTCTTCACTATCGCCGCGGTAATTCCGGCGGCTATGTCCGCGGCCACGCTTTTTCCGTCTACGGCTGGGTTTAGGACGAGCTTCAGTTGGGATGGAAGCGGAAAGCGAGTGTTTTTGGGTTCTTGCGATAACGCAGTGCAGCTTCAACGGCTTGGTCAGGCGTCAGGTCCGACAGGTCTTCGGCGTACATCAACAGCTGGGTTTCCGTGAGCGGGTGGCTGAAATATTCAGCCAACGCGATCAGTGTCCGTTTGATTTCCGCGGCGTCCTTTTCATAACGCCCCTTCGTTAACCCGTTTTAAAAGCTCCAGGTTGCCTTCCTGGCGCTTTTTCGCATAGGTGGGCGGCCCTACCCCTACCCGGTCGTCATATTTGCCCTCCTGGACCCTGTGGTGAGTTTCCGGACGAATCAGAAAGTCGATGTCGGCCCGCCAACCCCGGTCGTTCTTGCCGGTGCAAAAGCTGGAAGCCACAATTCGGCGGATCACTTCGGTCCAGTAATCTCGATCCGGTCGCTCCTTCCAGACCCGATCCGCCTTCGCCTTGCGACCGCTGGTGACGGTCTTCACCTTGGCTAAGTCCCCGGATTCATTGTTCCAAATGTCAAAAATTGGGTTGGGGGGTCCGCGGCCGGATCCGGCCGCACGCGCGCGTACGTCTCGTCTCGTACGTCTCGTTCGTACGTCTCGTTCGTACGTTCGTACGTAGGGGACGTACACGAAACATTCTGCGACCGGATCCGGTCGTGCACGGGTTCATGCACGTCCACATCCGGCCGCACGTGGACGTGTATACGCACGGATCCGGCCGCACAAAGCTTTTGTAAACCTTGCTCAAGTTTTTCTCTTTTAATTCCAGTAATATGCACAAGGTAGTCGACGTCCACCTCAAATTTTCCGGAGTTGTCCTTGCTTGCTTCGCAAAGTAAACAGACCCAAAGATACTTTTGTTCAGCGTCCAAACCGAATAATTTACGGTCGGTAGCCAAATCGTTGTTCAAGCGGAACCAAGAATAGGTTTTTTGGTCTCTTCTTGGATTAAATTGGTCCCAATTCACGATTTCGATTTCCAAAAGTGAGAACCCCCTTTCACATTTTTTTGTGGTGTAAGTTTGTTTCTACGAAACTGTACGCTTATTATGACGTACGAGTTTGGCACGAAACTCTTTTTGCCCCGTGGCGGCCGAATTAAAAAGCCCCTCGGGGCCATTTTTTTATACTGTTCTCTCCAACCGTTTAAACAATTGTTTTTATAGGCAAGAACCAGGCTGCGCCGCAGCTTTGAAGGGTTTTGTTGGCGGGGTTAACGAATTACCGGCGGTTTTTTTTCCGAACAAAGCCCTTTTCAATCGCCACAAAATGAGGCAACGTTGCCCTTCTTCCGTGCGGAGGAAGGGACGTTATTTAAAACACCTTCACCAAAAAGTGTTCTAACGTGCGTTCCCTTCCGCCAAAGCGGAAGAAGAACCCCCTGTGCTGCGCTTGCAAAAACTGCAAGGCTGGCAAAAACAACGGGCTGGCACTCAGGCCGGGGTTGAGTTGGTCTCCCCGGTTTTTAGGGCTGCTTCACAACGGTCCGGCGGTTGTGGCCAGTCTGCAGCTTTGCAAGCACGGTTCAGGGAATTTTAAACACTCTCCTCTCGCCACGTTGCTTTTTCGTGGAAAGGAGCTCTTTGTGAGGCTCAACATCGTATGAACGATTTAACCATTCACCATGAACAAGACAAAAACAACGCGCCCGCGCTTGCATATACCCAAGACCAAGTGGAGCTCATCACGCGGACAATTTGTCGTGGTGCCACGCCTGACGAATTGAAGCTTTTTTGTACCAATGTAGGCGCACCGGGCTTGATGCGCTTTCTAGACAAATTTACGCCATTAAACGCAGGGTCTGGGACGCGGATTCAGGCGCACACAAAGACGTCATGACCATACAAACCAGCATCGACGGCTTTAGGCTTATCGCTGAGCGGTCGGGTAAGTACGCAGGCCAAATAGGACCCGCATGGTGCGGCGAGGATGGCGTGTGGCGCGACGTTTGGCTATCGCATGAGCCGCCCAAGGCCGCCAAAATTGCCGTGCTTAGAAGCGATTTTAAAGAGCCCCTTGTGGCCGTCGCCCTTTGGGAAAGCTATGCTCAAAAATTCAAGGATAAAAACGGTAAAGAAAAGCTGGGGATTATGTGGGCAAAGATGCCCGACCTTATGCTGGCCAAGTGCGCCGAAAGCCTCGCCCTGCGTAAGGCGTTCCCCCAAGAGCTTAGCGGCCTGCTCAGCAGTGAGGAAATGGATCAGGCTGGCGGCGACGGCAGTGCTGGCGGTGGTCCGGAGGTGCCGCAGGTTGAGGTCCCAAAAGGTGGGAAACTCCCGAATCAGTTGCCATCGCAAACAAGCACGGCTTCAAAACCTATCACGAATACCTCGAAAGCCTCAACGACGACTTCGACGAATCCAAACGGTGGGCACTTCATCAGCGAAGCTCAGCGCCGCCGCCTGTGGGCCATAGCGCAGGAAAATCTCTGGGCTGAAGAAGACATTAAATCCATACTCAGAATGGAATACGGCGTTGATTCCACAAAAAGTATCACCAAGGATATTTATGAGGAAATTTGCAATCGTTTAATAGAGGGCTCGTGAGCACGCCACAAGACACTGTTAATTTAAATTTTGCGTGGTTTTTATTTTGGGCCGTAGCAATATTGGTCGTGCTTTATGGCGCTTAACGGTGACACAAACGCAGGGGCACCGCTACCAACGGCCCGTATTGCCAGAGAAATTGTCAGACTCATGGGGACTTGTAGATGGCGACTGTACGTCCGCGAGAATGGCGCTGCTGGCGCTGAAGAATTAATTGCGGCAATGCTAGAAGAATTCTTTGAAGGAAGGACGGCAAAAAATAAAAACAGCTGTGGAGATAAGTAGCAGTAGCGGAAGAACCTTAAAGAAAGGGGATGGACTAGATTAGAATGAAGACAATTTCCTGAGGCGGCGTGGAAAGCTGTGGCTAGGGAGCCGGGTGCGCTTCTGAAAGTCGCAAGGCAAAGCTAGCGGGGAAACTCGTTGAACTAGCTTATCCGTTCGAATCGGGCGGCCACTAGAGACACGCAGGATGCTAAATATGTAAAAGTCCGAGGCTAAAAATATATCCGCTAAGCCTCTAGCCGGAGTCGCGCCCGGCTTTCAGGAATCTTTTGATGGGCGCTTTTGGTCATACGACTATAGCGTAATTGTCCAAGCTCGGAGCGCGGACATAAAGAGCGTCCTTCAAAGGAGAAACTATGACATCCATAATGAACGCTGAGATGCTTGGGAAGAGTGAGAAGACATGCGAGCTATGCGGGGCTGCGGTTAGGATAGTTGGCCATACTACTAAGAGCTATAAGCGTGTGAATGTTGAAGTGTCGAAGAATGAACTTGAGAAAATACGAGACGTCTTGTTGAGCGTTCATTCAATATTCAAAAGTGAGCAAGATGAAGCTATTTCTATTATTGAAGAGTGGTTAAACAAATGAAGCCTGGTGATAAAGTTTGGATTAAAGTTACGAACAGAAAACCAAGAATTGGTACTTATATTGGGAAGGGCCGGGTGGATTTTCCTTACGGGTTAGGCCAGACGGTATCAAAAGCATTTATACATACCATCCGTATTTTATTGTTAAGGTGGATAAACGAATCCCCGTCGCTAGAGCTTTCAAAATTATGGAGGCAAGAGAAAAGATCATGACTGCCCTGGGTCCACTTAACGACAAACAACGCATAAAAGTCTTAAAATGCGTAGAAATTCTTCTATCAGAATGACCGACTACGAGAAGCTCGCAAGAGAGATTGTGCAGCCTTATTTAGATGAGAATCCTTATAGTGAACTTCTTGAAAGTGTTGGCAAGAAGCTTATTCCTAAGTTTGCCCAAGCCCTCAAGCAATCAGCAGAGGACGCCGTGAAGGCTGCGACAACACATACGCTTAAATGTGAAGGCCCGGTTACTTTAGTTGATACGCATGGTGAAGATGAAGCGTTCCTTCGAGGGTTGGAAGCCGGAAAGAAAGACGCTCTATCGAGGGCGGTTATTAGATGGCCTACCCAAGAAGAAATAGAGCGCTATTGGGATCTCACTATTTATATAGGCCCAGAAGAGTTTAGCGCAGCTAGAAGATATGAGTTTGAACACGGTCTTCATGTCGCACAAAAGAACGCCAGAATTGAGGTGAAGGAATGAAAAGCAAAGAAGTAGTAAATGGGCTTTGCGGCCTACTAAATCTTATAGCTTGTATTTTAAGTATTACTATTGCAGTTAAATGTTATCTTGGCTTCAAGGAAATGAAAGAAATTGTGTCAGAGAATTGCGGCTACGAAGAAGCCCTAAAACGCGCAGATGAAGTGAAGGTGGGGAAATGACTCGCTCACGTGAAGAATTCGAGAAGATGGCTGAGGCAATTGTCGAATGCTCGAACAAAGTATTCAAGGCAAACGCCGATTCCATCTTTGCCATGGAACACTATAATCTCTCGCTCAAGGGGCAGATCGTCGCCGCCATCGAGCGCGCGGTGAATGAAGAGCGGGCCAAAAGGATTGGGCTGCCGAGTGAGGCCGAGTTCGTTGAATGGCTTCGTAACTACAGCGGTGAACTCGACTTTATGGATGCTTATTGCTGGCTGCGCGCAAACCTAAAGCCACAGGAGCCGCTAAGCGAGGAGGAAATTAGGGCTGCTTCCGAGTCCTTTATGCGTAAACTTATTGCCGATGAAGGCTGTGGCTCAGAAGATGATGCGCATGCATTTAGAGCGGGCGCTTACTGGACCGAAGCGCGGCTTTTAGGAGAGAAGAAATGAAGTTTTTAAACTGGTTTCAAATTATTATGGGCCTGCTCATTATCGCCCAAGGAATTTTCATGAGGTATAGTAGATGAATTTCCAAGATGTTGAAAAATTTAGAGAGCTCAAGGGTGTTTTTGCAACCAAGCCGGGGGATCAGTTTGGAAAGTTTTGGATAAAAAAACACCTTTGGATGCGGTTCCATTTCAGGTTATATGTGCCCCTTCAGAAGAGGAATGGCAGCATGTATCGGTTTCACTTCCTAATCGTTGCCCAACATGGTCCGAAATGTGCTTTATTAAAGAATTGTTTTGGGGCCCCGATGAGTGCGTTGTTCAATTTCATCCAAGACAAAGTGAGTACGTAAATAATCACCCATATTGTTTACATTTATGGCGAAAGCGATCGGGCTTCCCTGAGCCGCCATCTATTTTTGTGGGGTTTAAATGACCTTCTCCGAGCAGCTAGACCGCCTAGAGAAATTATTTAAAGAGCGCCCAGACGGCACGCACTTCTATTCTAGCAAAGAGAGTTTTGATTATGGTTGGCGGTTAAATTCAAAATTAATCCTCGACCTGCTCCGCCGGTATAGAAAAGCCGAAGAGGCGCTTGAATCAGTAATGACAGAGACTCCGAGTATCTATATGTCAAGATGCATCAACGCCCTCGCCGAGATGCGGAAGGAGTAGGAGATGAATTACGCCGATAGGCTCTATTATGATCCAAAAGAAAATCAGCTTTGGGTTGTTTGTCCTGATTATGCGATAGACAAGGTTTGGCGTTGGTATTTCACAAATGGTTCTGAAAGTTTCATTAAATTTATAAAACCGATTATTCCTAAAGGTTGGGTTCTAATTTCAATGGAACCCGAAAAGTCTTTATCATGGAAGTAATGCCGACCAAGGACGGGCGTTAGCGGCGACGAATAGGGATTGTGGAGGAGAAAATCGGGTGACGAAGGAAAATGAATATTCTAAGCCGGATCTCTATGCGGAAACGCTACGCCGGGTTGAAATTGCTGTAAGGCGCTTCCGCACGAGGCCCCCGCAAGCTTTTTTAGAAGAAGTCTCCAAGGAGCTTAGCGCCCGTTTAAAGCTTAACGAGGTAGACTCCCTGTTAAAAGACCTACCAAACAGGTTTGCTGCGTTTCCTTCGTTGCACACAGTTGTAGAGCTTTGCAAAAAACCCAAGCCAAGAACGCTAAAAGCTCGGCAGATTCAAAAAATGATTACAAGCCCAAGGTTTGGGTTTCTAAAAAGGCTCCGGGTACGCCCGCCATAGCAGAAATGGTTTTTGAGTGCATTCTGCAAGGTAAAACGGATTCCCGGGCGTTTCATCACGCCAGGGCTCACTATAAATCGCTTACCGATGCCCAGCTTTGGATTTGCTACGAAGAATGGGCGCAAGGGCGGGTGCACGCCCTAATTAAACGGGGGGAGCAAGCCAATGAGTATTTTTGACCACGCCTGCGCCACGTGCGGGTGGTGGGGCGTAGACGCCGAACACCTCAAAGTGTGCCCTCAGTGCAGTTCTAGCGACGTAACCAATCGCGAAGTGGTATACGAGGAGCCAGGAGATGACGACCATACTGGACAAGCCCCCGGAGACCAAGCTCGAAGCCGTCCGGCTGCTGGCTTACCTGGAGAAGGACGGAATTAAGATCCAGTGCTCAGAGGGGATAAATTGGCGCATGATCCCGCTCTCGCAGTTGATACGCCTTGCCCAAAGGTATTGGGCCGATACGCGCGCGGCGACCACTAAGTCGCAGGAGTCTTCTGATACACCGTGAGCTGGTTGCGTCCGTGGTAATAAATTGTGCTCAGCCCTTGGACAATCTTCGTCACAATCTCATGGTTGGAACCAACTGCAAGCGCGTCCGTGTCGATGATCGTAAGGCTCAGCGTGAACTTTCCCTTTCCGCTCCCTGATTGGTCCGGATTCGCCGTGTGCTGTGAGTTCGGGAAGCTCTTCACTGTGCCGTCGGCCGCCTTGATCTGCGTCGTGAATACCGCACCAGTCAAGTTCACCAACGCACCTTGTCCATTCGTTGCGGTTAAATTCAAAACAGCCGTGTCGCCTTGAGTAATCTTAATCACAGGAACCCTCCAAAATAGCCTCGCTGCTTTGCCCGACGAGCGTAGCCTCTGCGTCTTGCCCTTCAAGCGTTGCGGACTCAAACGTGTTGTTAATGATCGTTATGTTTCCGATTTCAATGCAATCAAAATTTTCGGTCCCCGTGGCTCGGTACGTGTTTACCGATGAATAGCTTCCGTCAGTATAGACAGCGCTGGAGATTAAATACGTGTGCCCAAGCGTGCCAGTGAACTTTGCCCAGTAAACCCCAAGCGTCAGGTACTCGAGCTGGATGAAGTCCAGCTCCACCGGAGCCCCGGTCGTGAAGTCATACACGGTGGCACCAACGAACAGGCCGGCATTTTGATCAAACGCCGCGTAGTTGAATCCAAGCGTAAGCACGGCATCCGTCGTGCATTGAAAGGTCTCGGCCGTCGGCGCGTAATTCAAGTCAGGCACCTCATACGGAGGGCCGTCCTCGTAAACCGCGCCGATCACAAGGTAAGTCTCACCCGAGTCGCCGATCCAGCCACCCACGTACACCCCGTTGGCCGTAGGCTGCCCTTCGATCGTCCCTTGAAGCACAGGCACGTCGCCCGTGATCTTATAGACAAGGAACCCCACGGCCAAGTCATTCGATTGGTCTATCGCCCCATAGCTAAAGCTAAAAAGCTGCGATCCCTGTACAATTTGCACGGATTAAACGTCCTCAGATCCTTCAAATTTTTCCTGGGACCTTATTTTTATACTTCCGAATAAAAGTGCCCCTGCAGCTAGCTCGGGCGCCTCGCCGGCATCAATAAAAAGACTCTCAATAATAACAGGATCAATTCCATCATCATAGGCCGCCTTATCTACCCAACCCCCATAGATGAATTCGCTCTTTTGGGACCTATGATTGTAGTTCACGTTTAAAAGCTCCCAAAACTCAACAACCGTCCTATTTGGAAGCGTGATAATTTTTTTCCAAGCCATTTTTTTAATCCCCCCTTACCAGAACATCCATTTGCGTGAGCTAATGTACTCACCGCTACATTCGCTATTCTCCGAATTCCAAAAACAGCCGTTTTGCCCAACACATCCAGACTCGTCCCCGTTAAAGACACTGCAATCCGAAGTGAAGCTCATTCCGTGGAGCTTAATTATTCCATACTGGGACGAGATAGTTCCTGAAGAGCCCCCCGATTCCAGCGTATCTGTACCACTAGTTTGATACGTCACTGCGCCGCCCCCTGAATTCATCTTTTTAATTCCAAGGTACCAGGAAACAAACGCCGGACTTGTTCCTCTTGTAATTGTGGCAATACTTGGAAGCTGAACTGTAAGCCCCGTTGTCCACGAGCAGCCCGACTCTGCGTTACACGTCGAGGATCCATACGGCGTCAGGTTTGAGCACGCGGCAATCCCGCCGCACGACCCATAATCCCCACCTGCGCAAGTTCCTGTGTCGTAGGACCCAGTACATGCTCCATCCCCACCAGAATAGCTTCCGGTGCAAGACGTCATATAGCTTCCGTCACAGCTAGAAAAATAATTTCCGCTACATGTGCTGTCCCCTGGATTCCACGAACATCCGGTGCCACCCTGATTATTGGCATTACAGCTTGTTTCGTCACCGTCGAAGGTGCTGCAATTATTGCCATTAGTTATCGAACACCCAAACTCTACATACGGACTGCACGAGGCGTAATCGCTAAAGCTGCCACAAACTCCACTATATTCTGGACTGCATCCAGCGGCTCCATTACAGGCGGCAACACTTCCGCCGAAATCAGCGCAAGTTGCCGGCGTGAATGTACACTGACCACCAGAAGGAAACCCAGCCGAGTTACATCCAGACATGTCATTGTTAAAAGCGCTGCAGGCCGCTGTTTGCCAAGAACACGCCGCATTAAGATCCGTGCAGGTTGTGTAGTCGGTAAAATTTGCATCGGAACAATTTCCGGCGACAAAAAATGAGCAGCCCACTTGGCTATGTGCATTGCAGCTTGTGGGGTCAGAATAGCTTGAGCAAGCAGCCGGGGTTCCTGTACAATTTGCTGAATTGGTCGTGTCACAATAGAGAAAATAATCGCTGGAGGTTACCGTGTAGTTGGAGGAAATATTCCTTCCAACCTGTGCCTGCGAACCATAATTTGAAAGTTTAGCAGTGGCTCCCGTGTCAGAATTTCCAGCCGTTACACTTCCGGCATTGTAGTTACTGTAGGAATTATAAAAACCAAGCGAGCTTATGCTCGCTCTGAAAGCGCCCGGAATAGTTCCTGTTCTAAATGTGTAACCGGAGTTTCCTGCAGCCTCAAGTATTACATTGCCATTACTGTCGACGGTAGTTCCGGCTTTAAATGTTGAACCAAACGAACCAAACTTATAATAAGGCCCATGAGTGTAGCTGCCACTAGGGTTTGAAAGAACAAGGTGATCTGTTGTCCCAGGGCTTGAATTACTTGCGGTAAAGCTCACTGTGAACGGATCAAGGCTTGTGAAAAAGCTAAGAGAACTAGCGTTCGGCGTGGTTATACTAAAATGTTTTGTAAACGTGCTTAGATTACTGGAGCTTGTGAAATAATACGTCCCGTTAGGCACAATGCTCGAACCTGACTCGGCGTAGCCTCCAAAATAATATGGCGTTGATGCCAAACTGTTTGTCAGCCAGCTTCTCCCGCCAATTCCAACCCAAGGGGCATTTTGCTGTGTTCCGCTTGTGGCCGCGGTTGAATTGTCTACCAGACTCGCCACGCCTACAGTCGTTCCACCGCCAATTGAAGTTTTTGTGACGGTAACTTTCTTGGCAGATGAATCGTAAACAAAGCCGCTGTCCCCTGCCAGAGCACCAGAATTGTTGTATTGAACCTGCGTGTTTGATCCCCCTGCTCCAGCAGTAGCCGTAGACCAGGTGCCGTCGCCTTTTAAAAACTTCGTTGCATCCCCACTCGCAGGGGCCGGAACAAGACCCTTTGTCCCACCCGATCCCGAATCACCAACGAAGTTATCAAGAACCGCAGTGGCCTGAGTCCCAGTTAAGTCCTGCGGCGCACCTGTCCCTGCCCCAGAGGCCCTTCCTTTAATTGTGGCCTGGGACATGTTCGCCATCTTCGCGTTCGTCACCGAGCTGTTCGCGATCGTGGCGGCAAAGCTTCCCGTGCCAGAGCCAGTTACGTCACCCGTCAAGGTTATCGTCTGATCCCCCGTGTTCGTTCCCGAAAGGTTCGAAGCGCTCACCGTACCGCCAATCGTCAGGCTAGCTGTCCCCCAAGCCGAATTATTTGGTACCAAGGAATGATAATCCCAGCTCCCGCCGGGCTTGAGATATTTGTCACGTAGACCTGTTTGTACCCACCAGGAGGCACCGTGGTGATGAGCGTGTTTGAGTTATCGTTAACGGTCAGCGTCCCGGTGCTGTTGTTGTTGAAGTCGTAAGTCGAACCCAGGTTCAACTGAGTCGCGTTGGGAAGCTTGTACGTTTCGTTCTGGGTTCCAGTCAGGACCTGACGCCTTGTTGTTGCGGGACTTAAGTTTACCGTCCCACCGTTCGAGACCGTGCTCGTAGATCCGCTGACGAAGTTGTTCGAGAACGTCGTCCCATTGGCATCGCGCGCAACAAGATTGCTGGTCCCACCGGTTGCCGAATATGGAAGTGAAGCCAGATTTTTGATGCGTCGGTAACAACGGCTTCCGAGGCATTAAGTGCAGCAATGTTCGGCGAAGAATTGAACGTCTTCACTCCAGAAAAGGTCTGTGACCCCGTGCTGACAACGCCGCTTTGCGTGCCGTTGGCCTCATCAACCGTGATGTTGGGCGTGGCGCCCCCTGAAGAATGTATAGGGGCCGTGGCCGTGACGCTTGTCACGCCGCCCGCGCTACCACTTGCAGCGCTGGTGACCCTTCCCTTTGCATCTACAGTTATATTGGCGTTCGTGTACGACCCAGCCGTCACTCCGGAATTGGCCAGAGTAGCCACAGCGCCAGAAGTGGTCACGTCACCAGTCAAAGGACCGTCTTGCTTTGCGTTCAAGGCGTTCTGCAAATCAGTCTGGTTAGAAAGTGTTCCCGTTATCGTGCCCCAAGCCGTTTGGGTCATCGCGTCCGCCCAGGAAAGCGTGGAACCATCAGTCATCAGGAACTGACCCGCGTGCCCCGATTGGGCCGGTAGCCCAGCGATATCCCCATAGGCCGGCTGCGTGCATGTTGGTGCCTGACCAGGAACGATGGACTTAAACCACTGGCTAGACGGACACGTTTTGTTGATTACTTGGGGGGGGGGTGTTTGCAAAAACCGAGTCCGCAATGGTTAAACCTAGTCCAAGTAAAAATTTCTTCATTGTCATCGATTTAAGTCCCCTAGAGCCAAAGTCAAATCTTCATTAGGTCTATTATCGGGTCAGTAGTTAAATTTGTCGATTCATGGTGCCGAGTGCCCCTCGGGACCCACCCAGCTTCAAAACCCAGAACGCTGCGGCTTAATTAGGCCGGATTTTACCCCACAAAAGTGGTGCAGCGTTTCCCCCAAATTGAAAAACCGAGTGGGTCCAAGCCATAAAGAAAGGCACGAGGCACATACCCTTCCCCATTGTCGCTTCCCCTACAATCCAATGTAACACGCAAGACTGAGCGTTCAAAAAAATGTACAATAAGGGTAGAATCCTGCGAACATGGAAAAAGAAACAAAGAAGAAAAAGAGAATGACCCCTGCGCAGCTTGCCAACCTGCGTCCAATTAAGCCGGGTGAAGTCCGCAATCCAAACGGTGGCCGCGCACACGATCCCGTGAAACAAGCACTCAGAAACCTGACCATAAAAGAATACCGTGAGGTCATAGAAGTTGCCCTGCGTAGCAACGTTGCGGGCCTGAAGGCTTTTCTTTCCGATAAAAATGCTAGCGCAATACAAGTCGCTATTGCCTCTGGATTGCTTAAGTCGTTCCTCCGCGGAGACGTAAGCGTTTTGGAAATGCTGGCAAGCCGACTGATTGGTAAGGTTCCGGACAAAGTAGAGGTTGCCACGACTTCCGTGGTTCACGTTTCTTTTGAAGACAGGGAAAAACTACGTCAAACAATAAACGAGCTTTGGGCTAATGTCTGATGACGCAAGTTACCGTAAAGCGGTTTTAAAGCATTTAGCGGAGGAAAATCACCTTTTCTTTTCGCAGTATTTTTTTAAGACCCGTCAGGGAACAAAATTTATCGTTAATTGGCACCACAAGATAATTTGCAAAACCATAGACGAAATAATTTCAGGAAAGTTGAAAAACGTAGTTATTAATGTAGCCCCTGGCTCCTCAAAAACCGAACTTGTTGTAATTAATCTAATAGCCAGGGGGCTTGCTATAAATCCACACGCTCGGTTCCTTCACCTTTCGTATTCGGACGATTTGGCCGTCCTAAATTCTTCGACCGCCAAGGATCTGGTAATGTGTGATGAGTTTCAAGAACTTTGGCCAATGGCCATTGCCGATGACTCTAAATCTAAAAAACGTTGGAACATAATGGTTGGAGACAAAAAGGCGGGTGGAGTTTACGCCACGTCGCTGGCGGGACAAGTGACGGGCTTCCGGGCCGGACATATGGCTCCGGGGTGGAACGGCGCCATAATCCTAGACGACCCGTTAAAGCCAGAAGATGCTTTTTCACCGTCCAAGCTTGAAGCCGCAAACCGAAGACTGCTGACCACGATGAAGTCCCGAAAGGCAAATCCAAGCACGCCAATCGTGATAATTATGCAGCGCATTTCCGAAAAAGACCCAACTGCGTTTATTGAAGAAGGAAACGTGCCAGGCGATTGGAAGATCATAAAAATCCCTGCCCTCCTTACAAAAGAACATGTCCACGAATTGCAGAAAAATCATCAAGTCCACATCGACACAGCCTCACAATCCAAAGACGGGAGGGTATCTTATTGGCCTTACAAAGAGCCCGTAGAAGAACTTCTTTTAATGGAAAGTGGCATGGGTAAAGACGCCACGGGCTCGCGTATGAGTAGATTTGTCTTTGCCTCGCAATACCAGCAAAGCCCAGTGGCGCTCGGGGGGAACCTTATCCGAGGAGAATGCTTCGGTAGGTATAAAATATTACCCCAACTGAAGTACAGGTGCATTTATGCTGATACCGCGCAAAAAACTTCCGAGCGGAACGATTACTCGGTATTTCAATGTTGGGGCGAAGGTAAAGAAGATGGCAAGGCTTACCTGGTAGACCAGATTCGTGGGCGTTGGGAAGCTCCAGAGCTTAAACGCCGAGCCGTGGCCTTTTGGCGTAAACATTTGGCCTTTGATCGGGATAAATTTGGTGCTCTGCGCGGTTTGAAAATAGAGGACAAGTCCTCCGGCACCGGCTTAATTCAATCCATAGCAAGCGAAGACGCTATAGCTGTGTTTCCAATTGAAAGAAACAAGGACAAACTCACGAGACTAATGGACGCGATGCCGTATATCGAATCTGGTTTGGTTTGCGTTCCAGAGGCTGCAGAATTCACAAATGATCTTATCTCTGAGTGCGAGTCGTTCGCTGCCGACATGACGCATGAACACGATGACCAGGTGGACCCGCTGATGGACGCGATCAGTGATATCCTGTCATCAGACAACTTACTCCGCACTTGGGAGAAGCTGGTTTAAAATAAAAATGATAAACAATCGTCAACATAGGAGACACTTTTCATGACAGAAACTCAAACTGCCGTGCCAGTGCAGGATGAAGCAAAAATTTCAGCCGACATGCGCATGCCAACGGTGGACGGATTCGACAATTTTGTCTCCAGGATTGGCCTTAATAACGACAACACGCTTTCTTCTAGTTATTATACGTTCAACCTGCTCACGCGGAATCGTGTTCAACTAGAGGCTGCGTATCGCGGTTCCTGGATCGCGGGTATGATGGTTGACGCCTTCGCGGACGACATGACCAGGGCGGGCGTAGACATCACTTCTAACGAGCAAAATGTTGATTTGAAGGACCTTTATTCCAAGATTAACGAGCTTGCGGTTTGGGATTCCATAAACAACACAATGAAGTGGGCGCGTCTTTACGGAGGCGCTATAGGGGTTCTCCAAGTTGAAGGTCAAGACCCAAGCACGCCGCTAAACGTTGATAGCATCGCGAAGGACCAATTTAAGGGCATCGTTGCTTACGATAGGTGGCAATTACAGCCATCATTAGGGCGTTTAATTAAATCCGGACCAGAGATGGGTTTACCTGAATATTACGACATCGTTACAAGCGTAACAGCACCGCAAGGCGTAGGAACGCAATATGGAAGCGGATACTTAAAAGTGCACCACACGCGATGTTTAAGAATGATTGGAATTCAGTTGCCTTATTTTCAAGCGATTACAGAAATGCTTTGGGGGGAATCTATTTTAGAGAGACTTTGGGATCGCATGATAGCCTTTGACAACGCAACGATGAGCTCGGCATCGTTAATTGATCGGGCTAACCTGAGAACCGTCAAAGTAGAGGGGCTCCGTCAAATTATAGCTGCCGGAGGAAAGGCCCAACAAGCCTTGGAACGTATGTTTGACATGATGAGGCTTTTACAGGTTAACGAGGGGCTCACCCTATTAGATAAAAACGACGATTTTGCTACCACGGCTTACAGCTTTGCAGGGCTTTCGGACATGATGCTGCAGTTTGGGCAACAGCTTGCTGGTGCGGGTGGAATTCCACTTGTGCGTCTTTTTGGACAATCGCCGGCGGGTCTGTCCTCTACCGGAGAATCAGACCTAAGAATGTATTACGACAACATTAACGCCCAACAAAATGCAAAGCTCCGTCTACCTTTAGACAAGGTTCTGCGTGTGATGTGGCGTTCAGTTTACGGCAGAAACGCACCAAAGGATTTAGAATTTCAATTTAATCCATTGTGGCAAACTTCTGACATGGACAAAGCTACAATTTCTAAAACGAACACGGAATCCATTATTGGTGCACATTCGGACGGGCTTATTTCGACCGGAACTGCAATGAAGGAATTGAGGGAAATGTCCGGGGTTACTGGGCTTTTCTCGAACATTTCAGACGAGGAAATTGCCGAAGCCGAAGAAGAACCCCCCTTACCTCTTCCTAAAGAAGGGCAAAGTCTAGACGACCAGAAGGAGGTCGTTCCTCAACTAGACGCGCAACCTAGCGCTCTGCAGAGAATTAAACGTTGGTTGGGGCGCAAATGATGCAAACCGTGAATGTGCGTTTAGAATGCGAAGACGGGGATTTTGTTGCAAACGTGGTGATCCCCTTTAATGGGGATAGTCCTTACGTTCTCGTTTGGGGGGAGCGTGCGTTTCTGCTGCACGATGAGCTAACCTACCGGGAAGCCTCCTCGTACACTATTCCGGTAGAGGCTGTTAAATGAAAAAAGGATCCACGGTTGTGATTTTGAATCCGGGTTACGAATGGAATCCGCTTGCATCGCTCCCAAGAAATATGCTTTGTCCTTGCGATTCTGGAAAAAAGTTCAAGAATTGTCACCTTAACAAGCTCCCCAAGGCAATTCCAAAGAAAATGGCAGATGAATACAAAAAA